CTTCGAGCGGATTCCAAGGCTGCTGGCCGCTGGGAGACGGGCCAGGGGGGTGAATATTTTGCGGCGGGTGTGGGTGGTGCGATTACGGGTCGTGGTGCGGATTTGTTGATTATTGATGATCCGCATTCGGAACAGGATGCGTTATCGGAGACGGCGATGGAGAATGCGTATGAGTGGTATACGTCTGGTCCTCGCCAGCGGTTACAGCCCGGTGGTTCGATTGTTGTGGTAATGACGCGGTGGTCGCTGAAGGATTTGACGGGCAAGTTGATCAAGGCACAGGCTTCGGACGTGATGTCTGACCAGTGGGACATCATTGAGTTTCCGGCGATATTGCCAAGCGACAACATCCTTTGGCCGGAGTTCTGGAACAAGGATGAGTTGTTAAGGGTCAAGGCTTCACTGTCCCTGGCCAAATGGAATGCACAATGGCAGCAGAACCCTACGGCGGAAGAGGGTGCCATTATCAAGAAGGAGTGGTGGAACACGTGGGAGAAGGAATCCATTCCGGCGGTTAGTTATATTATGCAGAGTTACGATACGGCGTTTAGTAAGAAGGAGACGGCGGATTACAGTGCGATTACGACGTGGGGTGTCTTCAAGCCTGACGAGGGGGGTTCGGAGCATATTATATTGATGGATGCGAAGCGTGGACGGTGGGATTTTCCAGAGTTGAAGTCGCAAGCCATGGAGGAATATAAATACTGGGAACCGGATATGGTGTTGATTGAAGCGAAGGCTAGTGGTACACCGCTCACGGACGAATTAAGGACGATGGGGATTCCTGTGGTCAACTACACACCGTCGAGGGGCAAGGACAAGCATACGCGGATGCATATGGTGGCCCCGATGTTTGAGTCCGGTAGGGTATGGGCTCCAGAGAAAAAGTTTTCTGAGGATGTGATAGACGAGTGTGCTGCTTTTCCGAATGGAGAACACGATGACTATTGCGATAGTATGTCTATGGCACTTATCAGATACCGTAAAGGGGGATTTGTACGCCTTGACAGCGACGAAGAAGACGAGGAACCTGCGGCGTTCCTCCATGCTTCGAGAAATTATTATTAACAGATCGAAAGGGTCTAATATGACTAAGTGGGTAACAGATCGTATGAAGGAGCCGTCCAGTTACGCGGCTATGGGTGGTATTGTGATGGGTATGGGTATTATCTTTTCGCAACCTCTCCTGATATGGGCTGGCATTGTAGGTGGCGGCGTTGCTTTCATTTTGAAAGAGAAAAACGTCATCTAGGTCAGCACACATGAAGTGAAACGCACAAACATAATACGGGCCATTGTTGTAGCTGGGGGTTTACTAGCTGTAATCGGTGGCGTTTTGCCTGTTTATGCAGTGGACACTGTAACGTCCTCAACGGTATCAAGTACAGTATCAAGTAGTTCCAATACGGTAAGCACGTCTACCGGGAATACCGTGGTTGACAAAACACCGTCCACGGCCAGTTCTCCAAGCGTTGTTGTAAACAATTCCGATGTTTGCGTGACGGGCGTTTCCGGTGCCATGCAGACGAGTGTCTTTGGACTGAGTGGTGGAACAACAATACGCGACAAGAACTGCGAGAGACTGAAACTAGCGCGGTCCCTGTACGGAATGGGGCTCAAGGTTGCGGGTGTGAGCCTTCTTTGTCAGGACAAGAGGGTGTTTGACGCTATGTGGGCTGCTGGTACACCCTGCCCGTATGAAGGAAAGATAGGCACGGAAGCAAAAACAGCATGGTTGACTAGTCCTAACCTTGCCCCCGAAGGAACAAAAGTAAGAGTAGACGCGGAAAAAGCTGCAGAACAGAAAGAACTCGAAAAAGAAGAGGAGTCGTATTCTGGTAATGAGGACACAACGCCATGATGCGAAGTTTTTTTTGTTTTCTGTTTTTGCTGTACGTGGCTTTGTTGGGGATTGGTATTTACGTGGCTATATCTTTAATTTCAAAAATAGCTAATGCTGAAGACTTAACGACAGACAACCTTGCTGCGCCCATGGGGTCGATGACAACTTCCGGTGGCACCAGCTATGGAACAGGGTCCGGGTGCCAACAGGGAAAGTACTGTACTTCTGGGACCCAGGGCGGTGGTGGTACGTACACGTCTAATTTCAACGTACCGTTGACCGAGAAAGAAGTTCAAAAGGGTTTTACTCTAAATTCAGGCATAACGATAAATAGTCATGTCAGTAACTCTTATTTGGACAGTTGCACTGACGTAATGCAGAGCGGAGATTGCCGCGATGTTTTTAAATTAACGATAACGCTGAAAGATGACGGCACTGTGGTTGAAACGTTTACCCATCAGGAAGAATTAAGCTGGTCTGGATTAAAGGATTTTACGTATACCGATACAGTGGCGGAGAATGATTACGGTGTTTTGACAGGGGCCTTTACCTTGTTTGGCATTGATGCGGGGTATCCCTACGGATTTTATGGGCCGCAGTTTTCTGATCCAAGCTTAACGATAGATTACCAGACAGTTTTGATACAACAAGACACCGATGTTGTGACGCAAAACGAAACGGTGGTTCAAGAGCAAATCATTCAAATTGCAGAGGTTGCCATACCCGTGACCACTGTTGATACAGCGACGACTACAACGCCTACTACAACGTCTTTTTCTAGCGCACCTGCGGCCAATGCTACACCTGCGGCCAACATAGATCCTCCATCAGAGCCTGAAGCACCAGAGGCACCAACCGTTCAAACGGAGACAGCACCAGCAGAGCCTGAAGCTACCGCCGAAGTGGAAGCAGAGATTGAAGCGGAAGTGGAAGCAAACACAGAAACACCTGTAAATGATACACAGGCGGCAGAAAAGTCCTCTGGAACGCCTAAAGCAACTAAGACGAGAACTCGAAGGATGACTCCGGCACAGGCGGCACAAACGGTTGTGAGTAGGATTGCTCCAAGTCAACGCTATGGAACCAACGCACAAACAGTGACGATGGTAGCGATGGGCATGATGTCGAACACGGGTGGTTTACTAAAGTCCAGTGGAATACCAGATGCGGCCAAGTTTTTTAAGTCAACGAATATACCTGACGGCCCCAGCTTGGTGAACCCGCTCCAGAACTACGTGCTTTTTGGAACGTCAAACGGAGCGCATGATGCTCTGGTTGAAAGCCAGTGGAGGAATTAGATGGAATATTTAATTCAAACATTAGGAGCTAAGTTTTGCTGTATCTTCGCATCAGGATGTGGAGGAGCAGCCAATGTCCTTACGAAAAAACAATTTAACCTTACAGCGTTAAAAGATGTTGCTTTAGCTCTTATTGTTGGGTGGATAGCAGCAGAATTTTTTATACCCCCAATAATGAAACATTTTGCTCTTGACATGACGTGGGGCCCAGCAATTGCCTTCGTTATAGGGTATTGTGGAATACGTTTATTACCAGCTATAGAAAACCGTTTGAAGAAGGTTATTAAAGATGGCTGAAGTTGAGTACAAAGGAATAAAAGTAGGCGGAAGTAAGTTACTTTTTATTTTGCCGTTGCTTGGAACCTTGGGCGGTGGTCTTTGGGCTGGGTTTGAGTTTTACAAAGACTATATGAACATGAGGGCAAAAATAGAAAAATATACCGCGCCTGATCTATCCGGTTTTGATAAAAAGCTGGCTGTGATGAATAAAGCCATGACCGTAGTTCAGAAAGAAATGAAGTCTGTTCGCACACGAGTAGGAGAAGTTCAGACTGTTGTTAGAGACATAAGGCAAGACACAAGAGCGGATGCCGGAAAACTGTACGCTGGAATATCCGCTGTGGACCGTCGATCAAGATCCTTGGACGCTGAAACGCGAGGCGTTGTGCGTCAAGCGGAAAAAACCTTGCGTAATGTTATAGAATCTGCCGCGACTCGATTGGATGCAAAGATAAATTCTGCAAACACACGTTTTGACGCAAAGGTAAGTCAGGTTGACGCTAAACTGGATGCTTTGGAAAAAAGGCTAAACAAAACAATTAAAAGAGCTTTGGATAATCCAATATTAAGGAAATAATATGACTGATGCTGTTGATAACATCCCGGACAAACAAGCCTATCAGGTTAATCGCCGCCTAATGTGTTGGGCCGCGCTGGCCTTAATGGCTGTTACGGTTGCTTGTGTTCTGATTAATCCTGAATCGTATAAAAATGCCCCTGTAGGGCCAATTTTCTATGGACTGTCAGGGCTTGTTGCGGTTTACTTTGGTGCTACATCTTTCACACAGGCTAAACGATGATAAGTTTACTTGGTACGCTTCTTGGTTTTGGAACATCTATAGTTCCTGAAGTATTGGGGTACTTCAAACAGAATCAAGCTAATAAGCAGGAGTTGCTTATGCTTGAGGCAAAGGCCAAGTATGCAGACAAGCTTAGTGAACTTAAAATACAGGAGCTTGATGCTCAAGCAGAAATTGAAGAAACAAAAGGATTGTATGCCCATGATTCTGGGATTGACGCTGGAGGATTTGTCAACGGTTTGCGGGGCTCTGTGCGCCCTGTCATTACTTACGCCTTCTTTATCTTGTTTTGCACTATCAAAGGGGTCACGTTATACGCTATGGTGACTACGTCTGGTATGGATTTAACCGCTGGAATGCTTTCAATCTGGGATGAAGAGACGCAAGCGATTTTTTCTGCCATTATAGCCTTCTGGTTTGGAAACCGAGCAATGTCGAAGGCACGAGCGCATATCGCTAAAAGGAATTAATCATGGCTAGAGAACCTACTTCTCTTATTTCTGACGCAATGCCAGCATCTGGTATGCCTCTTGAAGAACCGACAGAGGTTGTTATCGAAGAAGAGGAAACAGAGGACCTTGGAGATTTTGTCGAAGAGGAGGACGGTTCTGTTGTTTTTGGCCAACTGGAAGAAATGGTTCAACAGGAACTTCAATCAGACCCAGACGCCAATCTGGCTGAAGTTATAGATGAACGATACCTTTCTGATATTGCTTCAGAGCTTGTGGGTTATTACGAGGATGATAAAAGTGGGCGTCAAGAGTGGGAAGACGCATATACAGACGGCTTGGATTTACTGGGAATAAAATACGAAGAAAGAGAAGAACCTTTCAGAGGATCAAGCGGTGTAACGCATCCTATTATTGCAGAAGCCATTACACAGTTTCAGGCGCAAGCCTATAAAGAACTTTTGCCTAGCTCTGGTCCGGTACGAACACAGGTTGTGGGTGCCGCAACTCCAGAAGTTCAAGAACAGGCGCAGCGTGTTCAGGAGTTTATGAACTACCAGATTACGCACATTATGGATGAATATGATCCAGAAATGGATCGCTTATTGTTTTATCTACCTTTAGCTGGCAGTGCGTTTAAAAAAGTTTATTTTGACGACATACTAGACAGGGCCGTTTCAAGATTTGTTCCAGCGGATGATCTTTTGGTTCCGTATAACGCTAGTGACTTGGGCAGTGCTTCGCGTATCACGCACGTAACGCGAATGAACACGAATGATGTACGCAAGCAACAGGCCGCTGGTTTCTATAGAGATGTAGAACTAAGACCTTATGAAAGTGATGATGAAGTTCGTGAGAAAGAACGCCGTCTTATGGGCGTTGAAAAATCATCTGCTGACGATCAGGAATGCACAATACTGGAAATTCATACAGATTTGGATATACCGGGGTATGAACACCTGAACCCGATAGACGGAGAGACAACAGGAATCAAGCTTCCTTACATTGTGACGATAGACGAAGGCAGTTCAAAAGTTTTATCTGTTCGCCGCAACTACATTCAAGGAGATGATCTTTATCGTAAGTTAGAGTATTTTTCTCACTACAAGTTTTTGCCTGGTCTTGGGTTTTATGGGTTTGGCCTTCTTCATATGATTGGTGGATTGGGTCGATCTGCAACATCAATATTAAGACAACTTATTGACGCGGGTACTTTGGCGAATCTTCCGGCTGGATTTAAAGCTCGAGGTATTCGTATTAGAGATCAGGACGAGCCGCTTTCTCCGGGTGAATTTCGTGATATTGATGTTCCCGGTGGGGCTCTTCGTGAAAGCGTAATGCCGCTTCCTTACAAGGAACCAAGTCAGACACTAATGACTCTTCTTGGTTTTGTGGTGGATGCAGGTCGTCGTTTTGCCGCAATTGCAGATTTACAAGTTGGTGATGGTAATCAGCAAGCGGCAGTAGGAACAACTGTTGCTCTTTTAGAGCGCGGCTCCAAGGTGATGTCAGCCATACACAAAAGACTGCATTATGCACAGAAACAAGAGTTTAGGATGCTAGCTCGTGTGTTCGCTGAGTCACTTCCTCCGATGTATCCTTATAATGTTTATGGTGCAGAAGCGTCGATCAAGCAGATGGACTTTGATGAGCGTGTAGATGTCATTCCTGTTTCTGATCCCAATATCTTTTCTATGTCTCAAAGATTGGCTTTGGCTCAGACCCAGTTGCAACTCGCTCAAGCAAGCCCCGAAATGCATAATATGTATGAAGCTTATCGCAGAATTTATGAAGCTATAGGCGTGCATAACATTGAGGCCTTGTTACCCGCCCCGCAACCGCCTCAACCAGTAGATCCGGCTACGGAAAACGCCGCATCTGTAAATATGCAGCCTTTAAAGGC